TCCAACACGAACACGTCGCGGGTGCGCTGGAAGCGGTTAGGGATGCCGTGCAGGGTGCCAAAGTCCGACACGTAGTAGTCGACCGCAGCGGTAACTTTCTTGTCCTCTGACTCGTCCATGCGAGTCGAGTTACCGGTGAAGGTCGAGAAGGTCTGCTTCTGCGCTGGACCCATCATGATGATGTTCGGGTTGCCACCGCTGATGTAGATCTTCTGGCAGACGTCCTTCAGTTGCGACTCAGCAAAGGTGCGCTGAGTGCCGTCGGTTTGCGCCACGTTGGTGATGTAGTTAGGGGCTACGTAGCCGGTGCCTGCGTTCACGTTGGCAGCGTCCATCCAGCCGACCAGACCGCGCGAGCGACGTGGTGCGGTGGCCGATACGGCGTTTTGGCACAGGCCGAATTCCATGTCGCGGCGCAGTTCCAGACCACGCTTGGCAACTTGGTAGCCCATCTCCGACTTGCGTCCAGCCGAGTCAACGGCCTCTTGCGAGCCGGATACAGCGGCGGTCTTGCTGGCGATCTGCGTACGGTTGCCCAGACGAACGGTCGGCACCAGAGCGGTTGCGACTGCGTCGTCACCTTCAGCCTGTTCATTGTTCGCTGCCGCTGCCAGCGAGTCGGTCTGCCATTCATGCAGGGTTGCAGTGGCTTTGCCTTTGCGCGCCATGCTGAAGAATGGTGTTTCGGTTGGGCTAATCTGGTAAATCACGTTTGCCAGATCTTCACGATTGCCGACCGTTGCGGTGGTCAGCTGGGTATTGGTTGGTGCTGCCATGTCGTTCTCCTAACGCCTCTCGGCGTATGAAAATTTCAAAGGATGCCGGCCAAGATAGCGCCCGCGTCGCGGACACTTCCACTCTTCGCCAACTGTTTCATTTGTTGCGTGCGGCCATCGGTTGGCGCGACGTTAGTAACGCCAGGACGCTCTACCTTCACAGGGGCCGCTTTTACCTTGCTGGCCGCGTCTTTAGCGCGCGCCATCAGCGCATCGTATTTCTGCGCTTTGTCTGCCATCAGTACCACACGCGAATCAAGCACCATCCGACCGTCTTTCTCGGTGAAGCCTGCCTTGGTCAAATAGCCTTCAATGCTATTGAAGAACTTTTTACCCTTCTCAGGGTCTTTGATATCGGGCACTGCATTCGAGAGCGTTTCCATCTGCTCCGCTAGCCATTTGTTGGCCTGTTCCTGCTGCTCGGCATGATATTCGCCGCGCACTCGGTCCAGTTCCGCTTGAGCCTTTCCCAGTTGTTCTTGTCTTCCTTCGAAGATGATCTTCTGGCGCATGTACTCGTGTGGATCGGCATCAAATAGCTCTTGCGTGAGCGTCTTACGCTGCTCTTCGAGCATGCTGCTGGTGGTGATAGCAAAATTGTTCAGTTCAGTCGCATACTTTTCGCGGTCGGCGCGTGCCTTGGCGATTTCTGCGTCTGCTGCCTTGCGCTGCTCGGACACTTCCATGGTTTTGGTCGTGTAATCCTTTTGGCGCAGGCCGTTCTTGTACAGGTCTGGCAGTTCGGATTTCTTGATTTCAACGTCCTTGCCGTCAACCTTGACGGTGATCGTTTCATCTTCCGCTTGCTGGCCCTGCTGTTGTGTTTCTTCCGCGTCGTCGCCGGTTTGGGTCGCGCCTGCTGCTTCTTCAGCCGCCAGACGTTCCGCCGTCGCTTCTTCGGTTTCTTCTTCGCCACCTTGCTCGCTGGTATCAACGATGTTAGCCAGTGCCGCACCAGCGTCATGCATGCTGAGCGAACCGCCGCCTTCACCATCAACCACACCCATGCGCATAAAGCCGCTCAGGCCCAAGATGATGCTTAGAAGTTTGCTGATTTTCATGGTGCTTTTCCTTTACCGGGTTCCGAGGATTGTCCGGTGGTTAGTTGTGTTGCTCAAGAAATGCTTGGCGTATCATCATTGCTTCAGGCTGCTGCCAGCACCAGTCGTAATATTTCTTTACGTCGTGGCTGACATAAGTGCATGCCTTTTTAAAATCTTCGCCCGGGTTACGAGCTCTGAAAAGCGCTATGTATTCCTTGTATGTCAGCGCTTCTTCTGGTGCTGGGAATTCAATTCTTGCTACCATGTATCCACCACTTCACCGCTGCTGATCTGGTACGCCGCAGCGCCTTGCTTTACTTCTATGTTCACACCGTTAGGCAGCTGGAAAAGCTCGCCTTCAGGCTCTGGATGCCAGCAGCGCACCACTTGCGCCGGCTCGCTCAACATCTCGCGCTTCAACTGCGCAAAGCTGATCGAACTTACGCGATGCCGGACAGGTGCCGCTTGGCTTTCTCGAGCATCGACTCCTTGTTGTTCAACTCCAGACGAGCTAATTTGCCCGTCTCCAATCGCTGCTTGAGGTTGGCTTCCAACTTCTCCGCCAGTTTCAATAGTTGCCACAGTTTTTCGCGGCCTTCTGCGTCGCGTGCCGGTGCTGTCTTCCATGATTCAATCAACTCCGCTTTAATGTCATCCAATGCCTGCTGAAACACAGGGTTTTCCAGCACCAACTTGGCTTGGTCAGCCTCGTAGATGCGCTCTTCAATTGTCGCCATTGCCTGCCTCCGTTACGCGGGCATCGGCCGCTGTTTGTGCCTGCATCTCTGCTGCGTTTTGCTTCTGCTGAGCCTGAATCTGAGCGACAAGCACTTTAGTGGCGTTGTCCTGATCAATCTTGTAGCGGTCAAGCTCGCGCTGGGCAGCTTCGTTCGCCAGTTTCGCCATTTCCCGCTCGTGTTCGAACTGCTGGCGCAATGCGTCAAGCTGGGCTTCGTTCTGTGCTTCAAGCGCCTTTTGCTCGGCTTCAGCCTGCTGCTTGTTGATATCGATCTGCATGCGTGCTTCGGCTTCTACACGCAGGCGAAGCTGCTCCATTTCGGCGTTATGCTGGCGCTCTGCCTCGGCTTGCTGCGCTTCGGCCTGAATCTTCTGCATCTGGCCTTGCTGGCGCATCTGCTCAACTTGAATCGATGGATCCTGAGGGCCTGGCGGCGGCGGATTCTTGGCTGGATCGGTGAAGAACTGATCGCCATTCTTGAAGCCCAGCGCATTGGCTAGCTTCTGGTCGAGTGCATAGATGTTCTGCGGCGTCGCAACGCCGAGCGCTAAGCCTTCAGCTTGCTTCTGACCCATCAGCATCAGGTGTTGCACCAACTGGTCTTTGTTGCCAGTACCAAGACCAACATTGATCGTCAGGTTGAACTGGTTCGTCCACTCGCGCGGGTCGACCATCTGCCAGCCGCCCGATAGCTTGACCATCTCGGCCTTCTTCTGGTACTTGCACACCAACTTGAGGATCATGTTGCCAAGCTCGGTGAAGCCAGTCTCAGCCATGTAACGGCTGATCGACTCCACGCGCATGTCTTCGCGGTTGGTGACGATATTTGCTTGCGTGGCCGTCTGCTGAAGCTGCAGGCCGTTACCGCCTTGACTGCGACGCGTCCAGCCGGTCGATTCCTGACCATCATCGTCAAAGATCTGCATCAACTGGATGCTGCCGGCAATATCACCAATACCCTGTTGCAATGGTTGAACAGCATTAAGCGATTTCGCGCGCACCACACCGCCAGGAACGTTCGACAGCAGGTCATCAAGGTTGACTTGATTCTCGACAGCCACAGTGCGGCCGTTGACTTGCATGTAGATGTTGTCCAGCTGTCCGCGCTTGAGGCTAGTCTTAATCTTCTGCGGCTCGATAGCCAGATCAGCAGGGCACAGGCCATAGAACAAGTGCGGCAGCAGGATCGAGCCAAGTGCCACGAATGGCGGCTCATCAAACTCATCGTTTGCCAGAATGGTGCGTCCACACTTGACGATCTTTCGCCACTCAGCAATGCCGTCGCCGTCCCAGTCCACCTGCATGTAGCTTTCGATCACCCAAACTTCACGCTGCTCTGGATCGCTCGAGAGCATGTCGTTCTGATTGAACAGCACCGATTGCAGGTACTCTTCCCGCTGCGTGCGCTCAGAACTAAATTCAGCGCCGTTGTCGTCGCTGGAAATGTCATCTGGTACTTTGTCGCCGTACGTCTCGCGCAGCTTGGCAACAGTGCGCTGGAAGCGGTGGCCGCACCATGGTGCCGTAGCGATGGACTTGGCACGCTTGCTGATCAGGAATTCTTCAGGCGGGACAGGCTCAATGCACAGCTTGCCATGCGACTTGACGCGCTTCATGGTCACGTCAAACAACTCTGGCACGGGCTGCGCTTCTGCTTGCTGGTACTGTGCGACAGCCTGCTGATAGGCTTGCGCGGCGTTCGGATCTTGCTGGGCCGCTGCCTGCAGTTGTTGAAGCTGGGCTGCCATCTGCTCAAGCGCCTTCTGCTTCTGGCGCTGGGCATCTTCATCCGGGTAGGATCGCTGGTCTACCAGCGTCACCTCTGGGTCATCCATCAGCATGGCAAGCTGCTCGATGGTCATCCCAGTGTATTCTTCGCGCGCTTCAACGCTTGTCGGGTCCCACCACACTTTGAGGATGCCGACCTTGATGTTCAGCGCCTCGCGTATCCAAGTGTTGGTATTTACATAACCATTATTCTTCTTGCGGTAAATGTAATTGACATACTCGCTGATGGTCTTGGCTTGCTGCTCAAGGCCTGGCTTAGTCTCTTCGAACTCAAAAATGTTATCCGAGCCGTAGAAGGTCTTCATCAACGGGCCTTCCATGCCAAGCACGGTATTGCGGACAGTGGTGTCTACGACGCGAGAGCGACCGGCAATCTCAGGAGGTGCCAGTTCTTCCTTGGCCTCGCCCATGAAATAGTAATCGTTGCGGCGACGCAACTGTTCAAGTCGGCCGTCACCGTAACCATAGGCTTGCGTGACCTCGGAATCGATCATCGCCAACAGCTGATCTTCGGTGATTTTCTCGCGTTTGCTCATGAGGGTATGGGGCGGCTCACGCCGATGCCATAAAAAGTTGCTGCTGCTATGCGCGCAATTCTACACCGAAATATTGCTTTGTCTACTTTTTATGCTGATCGCCAGGACCATCGACGCCCAAACCAGTAGAAATAGACAAAAAGCTTCTTGCTGCGCCAACCGATTGCGAAATTACACCAGCGTCCACCCTCGTTGACACATATCCATGTGGCACGAATTACGATCATCGGTAAACCGTATTTGTTCTTAAGTAGCTTCATACACGATCCGAGGAATTGCCAAAGGCTTGCCCCAAGTGGTTGGCGGCTCATGCGCAACACAGGCCAATCCGAATGCGTCTGAACCGTGCGATGACCAGTCATGCTCGGGGCCAAGGCCGATATTACGGTCAGGATCGCGCTTCTCGTGATACCAGCCCAATGCAGCACGCCCCGCCTCGGTGGTGTCCTCGTTGAACCAGATCGACGGGAACAGCGCCCGAGCGGCCTCAATACGCTGCTTGGCGGCTCCTTTGCCTTGATTCGGGATCACGGTAACGGTGTAGCCGATGCGCTCTAGCTCGCTCTTCACAGAAGTATCGAACACGGTGTCATTGGTATCGCCATCGTGTGGCAGATACCATTGACAGGTCCTCTCGTCGTAGCCCTCAGAGCGTGCCCAGGCAACGTGCGCAGCAAGTGGCTGGCCCTGCGCCTCGTAGTAGTTCAGTACGCGTACCTCATGCCCAATGAACTGCATAGCCCAAATGGCAAATGCATCAGCCTTCGCACCAGTTCCGCCAATGTCGCAATACAGTCGGATGGTCATCAAAGGATCAGCAGTCACCCTGCCAATGCGCCCCGATTGTTTGGCCGCAGTCAGTTGAGCAGCGAAGTACGCGCCCTCAATAACTGTGGCATGCTCGCCCTCCCAGATGTGAGGGTACTGATCCGGACGCTCCAGCAGATCGCGCTGACGTTCTCGCTCGAGCTTGGATGGGAACTTGGGGTTGTCGCGCCAGT